GTGGAACTTTCCGCCGTTGGTTTGGCAATATGTACTATGTTGTAAATTGGGAAAATGATGGAGAAGAGCTAACAAACTTCAAAGGTTCTGTCATAAGAAACAGATGGAGATATTTTACTAAATGCGGAGCAACTTGGTCCACTATTGCATCGGGAAAGCCATCTTTCAGATACTTTGATAAAAGTTGGCTTTTTGAAACTAAAGGTTCTGTATGTTTCCCTGAAGATGAAAAGAAGAACAATATTATTATGGGCTATTTAAATAGTCCATTAGTATCTGCTTTTCTTCAGACATTACCCCCTACTTTGGATTATCATGAAGGTCCAATGGGCAGAATACCTTACATGGATATAGAAGACTCAAATTTGTCAGATTTAGTCGAGACAAATATCGCCATAAGCAAATCCGACTGGGACGCCCACGAAACCTCCTGGGATTTCCAGCGCAACGAGCTTCTATCCATCGATACCGACACCTATATGGAGAACATCAATTATGAGATAGAGAAGCATTTCGAGGAGACGGGCGAACATATCTGCATCGACCCTGCCGCCCCAAAGTTAGGCAGCTTGGAATGGCGCATGGAGCAATACAAGACGAAGTGGGAGCGCAAGTTCATGCAGCTGCATAAGAACGAGGAAGAGCTCAACCGCCAGTTCATCGACATCTATGGCCTGCAAGACGAGCTTACTCCTAATGTTCCACTGAATGAAATCACTATCCTTCAGCAAGGTGAAATCTCGATTGAGTGAGAGCAGAGCCAAGCTTGCTTGAGCTATGCCGAGCGAAGAGAGATTGGGCGGAGCCAAATTCGATTGAGTGAGAGCAGAGCCAAGCTTGCTTGGTCTATGCCGAGCGATGAGAGATTCGACGAAGTCAAATTTCTGTTAGTTTATAATTTAAAATTTATAATTTTTAATTGGTGGTAACATTTACTTCTTGCGACCACTTGGAACACGACTCATTCTCTGAACCTCTACATTAGAACAAATAAGGCAATGAAACAAGAGATAAAAGACATCATGCAGCGTTTGCTTAAACGCCATAAGGAGTTGGGCATAACAGAACAGATAGACTATGAAAAGTTCTATCTGTACTCTATCATTACCCATTCCACAGCCATAGAAGGCAGCACTGTGACTGAGGTGGAAGCACAGTTGCTCTTCGACGAAGGAATTACGGCTAAAGGAAAGCCAATGATAGAACAGTTGATGAACCTTGATTTGAAAGCTGCTTATGACTATGGTCGTATTTGGATAAAGCGACATGAGGACATCACCATAGAATATCTTGTTGCTCTTGCAGCAAAAGTAATGGCTCGTACTGGCGGTGAATACAATTCGTTAGGCGGAAGCTTTGATGCTTCGAAAGGAGAGCTTCGCAAACTGAATGTAACAGCTGGTGCCGGTGGACGGTCGTATATGAACTGGATGAAAGTGCCAATGAAACTGAAGGAGTTTTGCGAGGAACTTAACAAACGCCGCAAAGAAATAGACACAACTGATGAATTGTCTATATATGAGCTGAGTTTCTGGGCGCACTACCATCTTGTAACCATCCATCCATGGGCTGACGGTAACGGCAGAACAAGCCGTCTGCTTATGAACCTTCTGCAAATGGAATATGATGTGTTGCCAACAAAGGTATATAAGGAAGATAAAGCTGAATACATCCAAGCGCTCATTGACACCAGAGAAGCTGAGGACACTGACATCTTCATCAACTGTATGGCGAAACTGCATTGCGAACATCTGCAGCAAGATATCGACCAATTCCTTATATCAACATCAGATGATATGGTCGATAAAACGGCAATTCAGCAAGAAATGGTCGATAAATGGTCGATAAAACCAACTTTGGCAGGAAAACTGGCCGATATCATAGTTTTTATGGACGACAAAGAAGAAATCAGAACCGAACAAATTGTCACACAATTGGGTCTGACTGAAACCACAGCCAAACGATATCTGCGCCAACTGACAGAGTTCGGTTACTTGGAAGCTCATGGAGGCAATAGAAACAAGTCGTATACAAAAAAGAAAGTGAAAGAATAAACGTTCAATTTGTATAGGGCTGTTAACCACAAAAAACCTCAGACGGCAAAGCAACATTGTAATAGTGCTGTATATCAACATGTTACGCAAATACAGACCGAACACAAGGGGTCGTATTTACGACTAACAAAATACAAAGAAAGTGTGCTTTTAGGGGTTTTGGGGTGGTGTTAGGTGAACTTTTTGGTGGACTTTTTGAGTGAATTTCAAACAAAACCAGCATTATTATGAGGTATTTTATCAGCACTAAAGAAAGCAAGCGGAACGAAAACGGACTTATACCCGTGTCTGTCATTTTCCGCGACTCCCGAAAGGAGTTCGCCGTGAGCACAGGTATCATGGCAAAGTATCCATTGAGTGGCGTTTTGTTCGCACAGAATGAGCCGAACTCAAAGGCGAAGACAAAACGGCTTGTGCGTATCATAGACGGCATCGACAAATTTCTCCTCGAACATGAAGGCATGGAATATGAACGCCTAAAGGAGGGATTGCGCACTCTCATTACGGGCAGGGAGCCAAAGTCCAAGCAGACACTTGTAGATTGCATTCGCAAGTATGCAGCCGAGAAGAAGGAAAGCACGAAACAGACATACCTCCGAGCTGCTATCATGGTTGAGAGGTTCGATAGCAAAGCCACATTCACGTCCGTCGATAAGGCGTGGCTTGACCGCTTCGTGAGGTGCATGGGCGACGAAGCAAGCGTCAATTACAAAGCACTCATTCTACAAAAAGTCCGAAGCGTATTTAATTGGGGACTTGACAACGGATTGACGAGCAACTACCCGTTCAGGAGGTACAAAATCAAAACAGAGAAAACGCCCATTGACAATATCAGCGTGGAGCAGCTTCGAGCTATCCGCGACTGTCAGCTCGACGAATATAAGGCGGTGTATCGAGATTTTTTCATGCTGACATTCTATCTGTGCGGCATAAATCCTGCCGACCTCTTGACACTCAAAGACGAAAACCTACAGAACGGACGCATAAGATACCGGCGTAAGAAGACAGGCAAGCCCTACGACATACCCGTACCTCCCGAGGCAATGGAAATCATAAGACGCTACAAGGGCAAAGACTGGCTACTCTTCCCACTCGACACAAATGCCTCATACCGCCATTATTACCGCCATTGGCGCGAAGGACTCAAGCAAATAGGCACGAGGGAGGTTGTCAAGCGCGCACACGGGCCTGGCAGACCTTCCGCCCGATACCAACCTATTGTTGACAACCTCACGGTGTACACCGCTCGTTACACGTTCGCCTCAATCGGCGCGGAGCTTGAGATACCTCGCGAGACTATTGCTCTTTGCCTCGGGCACTCCTGGGCGGACGTAACAGACCATTATATCGCCTACGGCACAAAACGAATTGATGATGCCGTGCGCAAGATTATCGACTACGTGAACGGCGACAAGGCGTAGCCTCTCGACGACCATTCCAACACCCAATTCCAACCCACAAAAATCGCTCTCTCTTTGGAAGAGAAAAATTATATATTATGTGTATAGGATATATGAATACGTTAGTATGAATATATACTATATATATAATATATAATAGATGCGATTGCATGCGGTCGCATAAACATGTAATAACACATTGATAATCAAGCGTTTACAACGATAAAAATTATATATAAAATGCCATGTTTTATGCGACTTATGCGATCGCATAATTTGGCATATTTTCGGTGGTTTTAGGAGCATAAAAAATCCCGCCTGCACATCGCTGTACAAACGGGATTTCATGCTTATTCAGGCAATATAAAATGCGTGTTATGCGACCGCATAAAATGGTATCAGGATACCTTGTCCTTGTGCTCTTCTCGCAGCCAGTCAAGCAGCTCTCTGATTGCGGTTGCAAGCTCGATTGCGGTCGGCTCGCGTCCGTCTGTGAGGAGCGGCGTGCAGCGCAGTGTTTGCTCAAGTTTGTGGTTCTCGAAGCGCAGCACGATGCCGTTCTCCGTGTCGGCGGCTACCCAGCCGTCCTGCATCTCCTTGGACGGCTGGAGTACAAATCTTTCTTTGCTCATAGTGTGATGTCGAGGGGATAAATGGTTGATTATAGTTTGCGATAGTAGCGGAGATGTCCGCTTGGTGCTCCGTGCTGGAACTGCGATACCTGCTCGCCACGATATTCTATAGGAGTGTCGAGCGTGATGGTCGTTGCGGTCTTGCCGTCGCAGTCGTACTGATTGCAAGTGTAGCCGATAGTCATCGACGGAAGCTGCCATACTCCCCAGTTGATGTCGTTGAGATAACACAGAAGTATGCGGATGTTCTCAACCGTAGCTTCTACGGTATCACCCGAGAAGACTGAGAGGTAGGCTTGCTCGTAACGTTTGCGATTGGCAAGGGCGAGTTCCCGAGAATGCTGCTTGGCCTGTTCGTTGCGTAGAAGAAGCTGCTTGCGGTCTTCAAGGAACTGCTCGTCGGTAACTTCCTTGCATTTGGAGAGGATGGCATCAATGCCCCCTTGCGAGACGATGAACGAACCTGCGTTTTCCAACGGCTTCATTGTTGAAGTCTTGGTAATGAGCAATGTTCCGTCAGGGTTCTGTTCAACAAGAAAACTCTTCTTGCTCGTAAAATACATCTTTTTCATAATCATTCCGCTTGTCCGTGTTGCGGTAGGGCTGAATGGTTGTGTTAATAAATCTCCGTGTGTTTATGATGCTTCGGTCTGCGGTCTCTCGGGGATAACGAGCTGTTCGTCCTCGGGAATATCGAAGTCGTCGAAGTCGTCAAAATCGTTTGTCGGGTTGTTGTAAGCCTCGTTCTCTGCCGCCGCTTTTTCAGCACCAGGAATCGAGAACGCCTGAAATGCTGCGGGCGACAACTGAAGTCGTGTAACGATGTATCGCTGCGTCATGGAAACATCCGGGGCGTTGCCCGTGAAGTGACCCATCATCAACGCTATCTGCTCCAACGGTACGTTCTTCAACGACAGGTTGGTTGCAAACGAGCGTCTGCCCGTATGCGTCGATACGAACTTCCATTTCGGGCCAGTCTGCTCGCGACCTGCCTGGTACACCTTAACCTGCTGGTCGATACCGCATGATTGGCAGAAGAAACGTATCGCGTCGTTGTAGGAAGGAACTGCAAGTGACTGCGGTTCGATAGGTGAAGACGGAACGAGATACTCCCTTAGCCACGGATGCACGGGAACCGTCACCTCATGGTTGGTCTTCTTTGATACATAAGTCAGGGTACGACCATCAGAAGAGAGGTTTACGGGCGAGAGGCGCAGGCAGTCGGAGAAACGTGCTCCGCAAAGGCATTCAAGCATGAAGATGCGCTTTGCATGTCGTCTGCGTACTGTCTTAGGGCGATACTCGTGTATCTTGCGTATCTCCTCGTCGGTGAGAAACACGGACTGTACCACCACCTTCTTTGCACGCAGCACACGGGCGTAAGACATGGAAGGAATGTCTTTCGACTCTGCGTTCTCACGGATGATTGCGTTAATCTCTGCGCATATTGTACGCACGGAGTTCGGCGCATAGGAAGTGTCCAGCTCTTCCTTCACGTCTCGCAGGTTGTCGTCCGTGATGTCCTCCCACAATGGTGCACGACCGATAACCTGCTTGAATTTATCAATGATCTTCACGCGTCCAGGGTGTTTCCAGATGAAAGCTCCATAGAACTCGTGACGCCAACGATAGCCGTCATAAGTCGCAAAGTAACCTTTTCGGATTGCGCTGGAGTAGGTTTTCTGCTGCTCGGGAGTGAGCAAGTCCATCCAGCGTCTTGTGCTAAGTAGCTGTGTCATAATTCTTGAAATTTAGTGCGCCTGCAACGCAAAGTTAATGTTATTTATAATATTACTTCGGTATGGGCGCAGTGGTTTTACAATAATTAATGAATTAAATGGTTAAATTGCGACCCTCGGCGAGGGTCTGTTTTAGGCGATATAAAGGCACACCTTTGTGTTAAAGATGTGCCTTTACGGGGTTAATATAACGATTGTGGATACATCGCTTCTCCGTAAAGAGACCCCATACTTTCTATTTGATTATTCGCGTCAAGAACAACCGTACCATATCTTACCGTATCGTAATAAAACATACTATACTGGATAACATAAAAATAGATTTTGGGGGCTAAATAAACATAATAAAAGGTAGATGGGGTTGATTGAGCCAGATCCTGTCTTGTGCAAGATGCCGTATTGTAGCTAAAAAAGTCTTTTCTCCACATTTGACCACCATATTTAAACGCATATTGCGCCAAATAGGATTTTCCGGCCAAAGCGTGAGTCTTGACGCACGGAGTGTCAATAGCCTTATTAAATTTAGCCTTAACAGTTTTCTCTTCCGTCCAACGGTCTTTGTATGTAATGGTAACAGTTAGAGCGTCATTTGTTATATCGTTTACAACATATTTTGTTGTATTTGCGAAATAAGTGTTGTGTACAAGGATTGTGTCACCATTGATTGTATAGTCGCCATCATCAATAAACGTATTAGATAATAGCGCAGAGTTATATCCGTTTGCCGAGAATGACACAAAACAATCGCTGCCATTTCTCCACACTCCTACAATATTGCCATTTTTTATTTTATAGGACGGGGTTTGAGGAACGGTACTACCGCTATCATCATCATCACCACACGCAGATAACATAAACATGGATGCTACAAACGCAAAGACTGGAAGCATAGAAAATCTCTTTTTCATAATTCTGTTATTTTGTTTATAATATGGTTTAATTGGTGGCAGGGGTAAACCTGCCGTTTTGACTAATTGTCGGATGTTGGAGGTATGAGCAAACTTGCGTCTACTTTGGCGAACTCAATGATATTGTATATGTTCAACCATTGATAGGCGAAGTCCTTGAGGGGTGTACCCTCCTCTATCGCCATTTTCACAAAATCGAAGTCGTCAGGACACAGGTCTTCGTATATTCCGTATGGGGACAATGCGTCGGAGTAGTCTATTTCAAGCCACTCCAAACGAGTCAGAAACTTGTCGTAGGTATCAATCTTTCCGTTGGCAGCATTGATATAGAGGTCGTAGACCCGCTTTGCGAAGTCCTTACGGATGTCATCCACATTCTCCTGTTTCTTGTTGTTGGGCATTTCATATCGCTTGACCGTGATGCGTAGGGCTTGGTTAATGTTTAGACGAGGGTGATGTCGTAAGTTGGCACTCCTAAAACTCTGCGTTTTCTTCCAGCAATGAACCCTGCCATTTTAAGAAGTGCTACGGCATTGGTCAGATACGGCTCGTCCACGATAAAAAACGGGGAGCTGAAGCCTATAGCGGTACTATAACCAAAGCGACAATCCAAATAGTCAGGAAGGTCGTAATGGAAGGTTTCGCTTCCGTCGCTCCATGTTTCGCTGGAGCTGTATTGCGTACAATCTGAAAATCCACATTTGGGCGTACCTTCATAATCCACGAAACGAACTCCGAATATGGCTAATTTCGTAGAAACATCGTTCTTCCGAAAGAACTCCACGACTGCGTTCTGAAATCCCGCCGTATCGAACGGTGGCGCTTTGAACCCTTTCTCCTTGAGAATGTCCTGCGCTCTTACAAATTTTGTTACTGCCATAATTTAATCTATTTTATTGGTTAATAGCGACCTCTACAATACGAGGTCGTTAAGGCAAACATTGCTGATTGGTTTGTGATTGGTTTGCGATTGGTTTATAATGCAAAGGTAGTGATTTTATCGCTATTTCACGAACAAATGCAGCACTTTTTAAAGTAATGACGTGCCTGTAGCCGTGTTGCGTGACTGTAAGGATTTGATATGTACCGGCTGAGAAATCGGCAGGGAGCCAGGTGTCAACCTGGTGGACGGCGGATGATACGAAGCCGGTATCATTAAAGTCGGCTGCACGGCACGTCACAAGGAACCGCAAAATTCCATTGGTTGTATTGTGGGCACGATTGGAGACGGGTGCATTGCTGTAGGTGTTTGATTTAGCCCAGTAGTGGGGCTGGGTGCGCCGGTTGTTGCAACCGGCACTAACACAGCCCTTATGTACTGGGATATAAACGTTGTCTCCCCATCGTGCCCGATTTAGGCTTGCAATGGCTTGTGTCATCGTTAAGGAGTGTGGCACATGAGTGTAGAGAAGCGATTTGAACCCGCTTCGGTACGCGGCGTCGAAAAGAGACAGCGGCTCGACGCCGCGTTTTAGGGCGGGTTGAATAAACGTGCTCCTTCGAGGATGACGAACGTCTGCGCTGACGTGAGTGGGATTGAACGATGGCTGTGGCACATGGATGTAAACGAGTGATGTAGGTCAGGATGTTCTGAGATGAGCTTGGATGTTAATCTCAAGCTTATCTTCAGAGCATCCTGACATATTAAATGAGAGCCGTTCTTCAAGCCGAGGGCGGTGTGCGCCGCCTTGCACAGGCATTATGCCGTGGAACATTTCTGTATGGTCGTGATTGTACCAGCCTTTAGGATTCGGGATACGCTCTGGATTGTCCAGAGACATCCCGAATCTTTGAGGCGGGTATATAAATGTGGCATCCTGCGTTGCGCAGTTCCGTGTTCTCGGAAATTCATATTTGGTTTTGGTTGTGGATGCAGCGTTTGGGCTGCATCCGTTTTTAGGCGTTTGTCAGAGATTGGCTACAAGTGTGTCGTATGCAGCTCGCGAGGTCAGCAATGCGTTGCGCATGAGACCAAGTGACATAAAGCCGTCAATACGCTCGGGTGTCTTAGCTCTGTTAGTTGTGACATTCTTTCCTCGTCCTCGTGAGATACATCCCATCTTCTGTTCCTTGGCAAAACCAAGACCTCCAATGCGTCGCTTGCCGGTTGCGGTAGCACGCAGAGCGTCAAGAATGAACGTAGACAGCGTGTCGATGTCCTCCTTTACGTTGATTATCGGGAGAACCTGCGTAGCCCATGAGTGACCGTCATAACCCTTGTAGAGGTATCGGTTAATCATGTTTACCGATGTAGTAAGCGTTGCACCTCGTCTACAGCACGAACGCGACTCTATCTCCTTCTGAAACGTCTTGATGCGTGTAGAGGAAAGCGATATGCTACTGCCCTTGATTGAATAGCCGAGGAACTTGAACCAGTGGTTTGCGTCAAGATACTCCACCTTCTTCGGGTTGAGCTTCATCTGCATCTTGCCAAGCTCCTCCGTAAGAATGTGCATCGCCTTAACGTAGTCACTACCGACATAAAGCATATCGTCGGAGTATCGAGCGTAATAGCCTTCGAGCTGCGATAGTTTCTCGTCGATATGATACAGGATTACGTCTGCGAGCCACGAGGCAACGGAGCAACCCTGCTTCAACGACTGGTACTTCTCGTGCAGCTCACCTTCGGGAGTGAAGTACAGGTCGGAGTGATAGTAGTCGCGAAGAACGTCTATCAGAGCCGAGTGCCCGTACTTTTCCTCCACCTTGTCAAAAGCTGCGTCAACGAACTCCAACGGAACACTGTCAAAATACTTCGACAAATCGGACTTGAAGCCGAGCACATCGGAAGTCTGCAACGCACACATACGGCGTGAAACCTCCTGTACCACCTTACCGCAGCCGATACCTTTCTGATACGAGCGACAGCTCGGATGAACCATCTCGGGCATAAGCTCGAAGAGAAGGTCGTTGGCGATGGAGAGCAACACTCGGTCGGCAGGCTCGTTCACATATACAGTACGGAACTCGCCGTTATCTTTCGGTATCTGCGCTGTATGTGGCGGCATTATCTTGTACTTGCCGTCACGGATGCGCTGATACATGAGTGCGCGCGCCTCGGGTTTGGTGAGCTTGTAGAGCACGCCCTTGGATATGTCCTTGACAACACCTTTGGCGATTGCGTACTGCCAGCGTTCGGGGGCGAAAAACATCTCTAAAATCTTATCTTCTTTCATAATTCTATTGTTATTTAATGGTTTGTAAATAAGTCAAGCGGTTACGATGTGTAACCACTTGTGGTTTAGGCTTGTCTGCGGCTCACGGACGGGTGCCTGTCTGTAAGCGTGTGATTTCAAAGCTTTACACTGAAGGTCCCTTGCCAGACCGAAAGGCAGGTAAGGGACCTTCTTCTGCGAAGCTTTCATAAATGATGCCGAGCCACCGCAGACGGAACAGCAATTCCTTCTTGGCTGCGTACTACTTCTTAGATGCAGGCTGTTTCTTCCACTCGGCAATCTTCTTTTCGACAGAGATGCCAGAGTCCTTGATGAGCTGCTTCATTGCACCGAGGAGTTCCCAACCTTCGAGGTTCGAGGCGAGATTTTCCATGCGTGCGAGCGACTGCTTTTCCGTGGTGCAGCCGTTGAAGCGTGCGCCGTGGAACAGGATGAGGTTCTTCATCGTGAAGTACGCACCAGAACCCTTGTAGGCATCGGTGAACGCCTTTGACTGCTTGGTCTGCCAACGGAGATTGTGACGGTCACGGTTGAACGCTGCGACAGCCTTGTAGAGCTGATATGCAGACTTGGAGTCGCCGATTGCTCTGATAGCCCATGCAATCGGAGCGAACACAACGTTCTCAATCTCGTCAGAGAACACGTTCTTGCCGAAGATGCGCTTGTAGAGGCGACCACGGCATTTGCGTTCCTTGATTTCCCCAACAACCTTGCGGAGATGGTCGAGGTAGTCCTCTGCCATTTCAGTCACAACGTCCTTGTCGAACCAGCGGTTGCGCTCGCCAAACGACTCTGTGTCGCCGTGCTTGAGCATCTTATACTGCGCAAGCAACTCCTGCTCCACCATCTTCCACGAATACTCGTATCCGCGGTTCTGCAAGACCTCCGTGAAGTTGGGAGCATCCCACTTGCCCTCGTTCATCTCTCGGAGCATGTGGAACATCTGCGCCATAACCCAACGGCGATAGAGCTTGCCGTGAGCGATGTAGCATCCTTCCATGATGCGAGAGAAAACAGGGTCGTCGTCAAGCACCTGTGTCGGAACGCCGTCCTTGACACGGACAATCATCTCTTCGCCCATAGGGAAGTAGTTGGAAACATCCACGCCCGCAGCCTTGAGAGCTTCGATACGTGCCTGTGCCGACTTCTTGTTGGGCTTCGACTGACTTGCGCCGTTAGCGTTTGCTACCTCGTTGATAGTGAACTCACCTGAAATCATTACATTTCTTTTCATAATTCTATTGTTTTTAAATTGTTAAAAAAGTTGGTTGAAAAAATGCGAGTGAGATTTACGTCCCACTCTGATTTAGGCGGTTTATATCAAATGCTACCATCTGCTACCAAATGCTACGATTTGCTTGGTTCAACCCATGAGCGCAGGATAATCAAGTCCTTGTCGTTGGGAGATTGGTAGAACCAGCTACCCCACTCCTCGTGCCATTTTAACGCTCCAATCATAATCATTGCAAGTAAGAACGATTCAAGCTCGTAGCGTGCGAACTCGCGCGGCACTCCGTACATCATATCCTCGTCGGATAGCTCGTCCTCTCGTAATGCCTTGAAGTATCTGCGCCGGTGCGACTCCGAACGCTCTGATGGTATCGAGTGCTTGTAGTCGCGATAGCGGAGTTCAAGAGATTTGAACACCTTTTCCTCGGGGAAATCTTCTTTGTGCCAGCATCCGAGCGGAAGCTCATGCTTTCCGTCCTTTATCAGATACTTGCCGTTTACGGACAGCGAACGCTTTTCAAGATTAATGTAAAACTTTGCTCCGTTGTAGACCATTTCCCCTGCATCTTCAATAATTCTATTCATATTTTTCGTATTTTTTTTGGTTAACCTCAAATCCGCAACCTATAGGGTTTAGTGGGATTTTGCTTGCAAAGCGACAAAATTCATTTTATTGTACATA